TTCTACGACTTCAACTACCGGCAGTTCCTCACCGGTAGCAGCGCGGCCTCCGCGGTGATCACCGTCAATTCCGCTTCCGGATCCCTCGGTAACTGGACCCCCGATGCCAGTGGGAACGGCATCTCCATCAATACAGGCGCTCTCGCCCAGTCCGGAACGCTCTTTGTCTCCGCCACCAATGGGACCAATACGGTCAGCTTTCCGCTGCAAAGCTGGTCCACGCTGCCGGTTTCCAGCACCGGCACCATCAAGCTCGTGGTGGGCAACGGCATGTGGACGGACAATCAGTTCTGGACTAATGCCGCAGGCGCGGGCGCCCAGCAGAAGGCCAATTTCGACAACTACTTTCCCACCTGGTCCGCCAATCCCCTGGTGAAGTATTTCTACATGAGTCTCACCTGGGGAGCCGGCGAGGGACCCACCCGCGGTGACTATTCCAAAGCCTTCGCCGCGATTGACTACGTGCTCGCCAAATGTGCCACCGCCGGCCACAAGTTCGGGGTGATCGTCGAGATCTGGCAGACCTTCTTCAACACCCAGAGCCTCACCGATCTGGCTTCCTGGCCCCAGTATGTGGTCAACAACAACTGGATCATCGCCTGCATCCAAAACGGCGCCAAACGCACTCAGCTCGCCTGGGACATCGATGATGTCTGGACGGCCTTTGGGGATTTCTGTGCGGCCATCTGCGATCGCTACAACAGCCATCCGCTCTTCTACGGCTTTTGCAGCATGGACGAATCCGTCGCGATCTCGGTGATCGACAAGGTCGCCCAACCCAATGGCCTCTCCCCGGGCCAGACCATCATGAACTCGGTGCACTACAACACCCAGTTCCTGGCATTGCAGCAGCGCCTTTTGTCCCGGCTTCCCAATACGCCCCTGTATGTTCCGTTCAATTATCTGCCGCCCGGGGATGGCTCTGAAATCCCGGTCATGGCGAACATGATCAATACGCTCGAAGCGCAATCCCCGAAGCATTGCATCTACGGGGGACCTGATCCCTTTGTGCGTCAGACCACCTTCCAGAAACTCGTTGCGGGCCTCCTGCAGGCGCAGAGCGGCATGGGAGACATCCGCAAGAACATCCTCATCATGAATCGCATCCAGGAAGCGTTCCTCGGCAACACCAAAGATGCCAGCGGCAACCTGATCAAGCCCACCTATACCCCCGGCCAGATCTATGACAATGCGGTGCAGAACAACGCCGTCATGCTCACCTGGAATCACCAGACTTGGGAGTACTACAAGTATGCGGATGAGATTGCGGCCATTCAGGCCCGAAACGGCGCGGTCGGCACGCCCCCGTCGGGCGGCAACTACCAGATCATCTGATGCCGCGTAATTTCTCAGGCACCAGCCAATTCATGAAGGGGGCCGGAAACCCCTTCAGCGGCAATGGGCCGGGTACGCTGGGGGTATGGCGGCGGGTCACCTCGATTGCCCAGCAGGCCAATCAGTATCTCATGCTGAACGATGGCACCCTGACCAACCGCAGCATGATCGGGACCGATATCACCGGGACGGGTGGCAAAGTCGCCGCTGTTCAATCCAATGCCACGCCCAGCAACAGCCAGGCCACCTCCTCGGTCGCGGCCACGGCCAATGCCTGGGAGCTAGACATCGCCTGCTTCTCGAGCTACCCGAACAACCAGATCGTTTATCTGAACGGCGGCAACAAGAACACCAAAGCTGCCATCGTCAATCCCGCCACCACCACCAATGTGCAGCTGGGCGGGCGAGGAACAGCGGATCTAGCGCATGCTTTCGTCCTCACCCGGATTCTCACCGACCTCGAGGCCGCCGCCCTCTACAGCGTATTCCTCAATCCCCGAGCGCTGGGGCTTTCGAACTACTACTACGTCAACCAGACCGCGACGGAAACCGATCGGGTCGGCAGCATCAATCTCACCGTGACGGGCACGAGCTCGGTGGTCGGGGATCCGAATATCGCCACTTGGTTTACTGGCACCGCCATTGCGAACCAATCTTGGACGCAAGGGGCGGCGATCACCACGATCGATCTCACCACGAAATTTGATAATGGCGTTGCGAGCACGGCGCCCTGGACCGGGTCTCTCAAGCAACTGGGCGCGGCCGGCACGAGCACCACCGCCACGAGCGCGGGTTCGGCAACGACGCAGCTCACGACCGCCGTCGCCCTCACCACCGGCCAGTGGGTGCAGATTGGCACCAATGCACTCGTCGCCATCCTCTATGCCTCCGGCACCACCGCCCTTCTCGCCAGCGCGCAGACCTGGTCCAATGGCGCCACCGTCACGCCCTACCCCGTGCAGGCCTTGTCGATTACCGGCATCAGCGTCAACGGCAGCAACGTGCTCACCGGTACTCCATCGGTGAATGGCACCTTCACCAATTGTCTGGTTCAGGCCACGAACAACACGAATTCGGCAGCGATCGCCTATTCAAACTTGTTCAACATCGCGATTGCCGGTTCCGGCGCTACGGCCTCCTTTACCGCAGGCCCGACGCTCACCAGTGCCACGACAGACGGGTATGTGTTCAGCGGCACGAGCAACCAGACCGGCACCTGGTACACCGCCATTCTCGCCAAGGGCTCCGCAACACCGACGGCCGCCCAGGTCAGAACCGGCAGCCCCGCCGGCTTCATCAGCCGTTTCAGCACAGCAGTGACGGCCAGCATCGGCGCCACGCAAACCGTCACGGGCCTCACCTTCCCGTTCCACGATGTCTATCACGTACTGAACAACGGCAACGGCGACAGCGCGGTGAGCGCAAATCTCGCGCTCTTCAAGCTACCGCCTACGGGCAGCCAATACGTGACGCTGTCCCTGGTCAGCATCAGCGCTATCACCAAAGCCAGCCCGGCCGCTATTACGACCTCCGGTGCCCACGGCCGCACCACCGGAGACTGGGTCGAAGTCTTTGGTGTGAATGGCATGACGGAGATCAACGGTGCCTGGACGCAATGCACGGTGGTGGACAGCACTCATCTCACCCTGAACGGCATCAACTCCACCGGGTATACGACCTACACCAGTGGTGGCACGATCACCTGGGGTCGCAGCAGCATCAAAGACAGCTCGGTTGCCTTGGTGACAGGGGATATCTTCATTGCGGATGCCACGGACGGACAGGGCAACACGGTGACCTTCACCCCCGAAGCGGTGGCCATATTCGGCACCACGAGTCTCGCCAGGCAGAGCTTCAGCAAGAACGCCTATAGCGTCGCCAATGCCGCGCTCGTGGGTTCGGCGCTGGATTATGAGAATGATGCGCCCCCCATTCCCGCTGGCGGCTCGACCACGCTGCCGTTCGTGATCTTCCCCCTGAATCAGCAGATCTCCCAGTCGATCCTGCCGTTCTTCACCGATCCGCAGGGCGACACTCTCACCCTCACCAATACCACGAGCCTGCCGGCCAATCGCACGCTGAGTTTGGGAGTTCTCTCGGGCATCGCCACCAGCTCCGCCGTCACGAATGTCACCTTCCAGGCCACAAACAACAGCGGGGAATCCAGCACCGTCACCGTGGCGGTCGTAGACGGTCAGATCGTGGTTCCCAATGGCATTGGACTTGCCAGTTCGGATGCCGATCTTCTGGCCCAAGCCAATTTCCTCCCCGATCAGTTCGGCCAGCAGGATGACCCGAATCCGGCAGGTCCGGCCCCGTTGGGAACTGTCATCGCCCAGAATCCCCCCGCTGGCACCATTGTCGATCCGGGTACGCTGATCACGTTTACCACCAGCTCCGGCAACTCCCCGGGCGGCACCACGACGCCTGTGACCACGCCGATCCTCAAGTCCACGCAGCTGCGCATGGAGGAGGGCCTGAATGCGGTCCTGAGCTATGGCGTCTTCAAGCCCTTCGGGGTGATTCGCATCGGACCTGCGGATATTGCCGGCACCGTCTATCGGCTGTTCCGATTGCCGGCCGAAGCGATCGTCACCAAGCTTCAGATCATGAACGATGCCAATCCCACCGGCAGCCAGTACAAGCTGGGCCTGCTCGCTCCCAATGGGGGTGGAATCATCGTCCCGGGCAGTGACTCGGTCCTCTTCCCCAGCATCAGCCTGGATACGGCAAGATCCGGCTGGGCCGATATCTTCGTCCCCGCCACCGCCAGCGGGCCGGCTGCGGTAAGCAACGTCGGTAAGCGCGTCTGGGAGCTCCTGGGACTCGCCAATGACCCGAATCTCTCCCCCCAGATCACGAGCAAGGATGTGCTCTATGACGTCGCGCTCACCTGCATTACGCCCGGAACCACGGGTGGTTATGTCGCTGTCTGCATGGAATACTCCCGCGGACCTGATCGCGGCCTGATTGCCGCCGCCGGAGTCATCTCATGAACCATACCCAACAGGACCTCAAACAGACCCTGGAGCATTTCCGTGCCGAGCACGAGCGCGAAACAGGCGAGAACCATGCAAGCGGCCGCTCACAATCCGCAGTTCGCCCAGAAAGTGGGCATCCCGGTGAAGGTGGCGAGGGAATTCAACCAGGCGGACAAGGCGAAAGCCGCTCACCATCTGGCGAAAGCCCTGAAACATAAGTAAATCAGATATATGTCATCCAGAACAGGAGGCCGCCAACCGGGCTCCCAGAACAAGGTGACCAAGACGGCCAAAGAGAACGTGCTGGCGGTCTTCAATCGACTCGGGGGCACTGCTGCCATGGCCCGATGGGCGAAAGAGAATCAAACCGACTTCTATCGCCTCTACGCCAAGCTGATCCCGCAGCAGGTGGACCTCGAGGTCAACGTCAAACCCATGGATATCACCAGCGAACCATTGCCACCGGAGGATTGGGATAAGACCTACGGCGATCACCAACCCTTGAATGGATGACGGCATCGAATACAGCTGGCGCCCCCAGAGCGGTCCCCAGAAAGCCCTGATCGATTGCCCTTATCCCGAGATCCTGTTTGGTGGGGCGCGCGGGGGCGGCAAGACCGATGGCATCTTGGGCAAGTACGGACTGAAGGAGAAACGCTGGGGTCCGCATTTCAACGCGGTGTTCTTTCGCAAGGAGATGCCCCAACAGGATGACCTGATCGAGCGCGCCAAGCAGATCTACCTGCCCACGGGCGCCAAGTACTCCGAGCAAAAGAAGCAATTCGCCATGCCCCACGGTGGGCGCATTCGCTTCCGACCCATGGAAAGCATTGCTGATGCCGAGAAATACCAGGGCCAATCTCTCAGTGATGCCGCGGTCGAGGAAGCCGGTAACTACCCGATGTCCGCTCCCATTGACCGCCTGTTTGGCTGTCTGCGCTCAGCCCATGGCGTTCCAGTCCAACTTCTTCTATCAGCGAATCCGGGCGGCCCAGGTCATCACTGGATCAAGCAGCGCTTCATCGACCCCGCCCCGCTCGGCATGCGCCGCCTCGTACGCGAATTGCCTAATGGGGCTCAGCACCATGCGGTCTACATCCCCAGCAAGATCACTGAGAACCGCATCCTCCTAGCAAAGGACCCCGGCTATGTCTCACGCCTCTATCTCGTCGGCAGCGTCGAACTCGTGCGCGCCTGGCTCGAAGGAGACTGGAACGTCATTGCCGGGGCATTCTTCCCCGAGTTCAGCATTGCAAAGCACG